CCCTCGTCTCGACTCCAACATCCGCAGTCCGGTCCCGAAAGACCAGAACTGCTTTCCACTCCTCCCTGCACAGCTTGGTGCAGGGCGCCGCCAATGCACACGTCATTGGCACGGAGTGGTGGGTGGGTCTGGCCGCAGTACTATCTGCGGACCGCCCGAACCCGAAAGAAGGGGGAAGGAAGGGAACGAGACTGCCTGGTGGACAAGTGCGGCGGGGGACCGACGCGCACAAGCGCTGGAGAGCGCAGCTCGACCAATGGGAAGCGAGCGCCCGGGCCAAAGTCAAGAGAAACCCCAAGGGGATGCTCTACGACTCTGGCACAGGACACATACTCACCACCAGCCAAGCGCGCGTCATCCGGCGCGACCGGGCGGTTCGAGAAGTCTCGAAACGCCTGGCGGATGTGCGCGCGCGAGTGGGCGCCCTCGAAGCCGAGGGGGCGCTCACAGGCGGCTGGTCGCCGCTCACCGACGGCCTACGGTACGCGTCGCGGAACCTCGCGGTTCTGCAGACAGCGCACACGTTGGCCTTCGGCCGCACACCTCTGCTCGACCGCCGGGTCGAAGCGCAGCGCTCAGTTATGCGATTACTCGCACTACTTCACAGCGCTGTCTTCGAAGGCCCGACGGGAGTCAAGAGGTGGGCGCACGAGCGGAGACAAGCCGCCACCGGTCACCGCGTCCGCGACGGACAGTGGGGCCGAGGCACCACCAGCGCCCGCCTGCACGATGCATCCACCGTCGCGCGAGCCGTCGTCATGGAGGCCACAAAGGCCTCTCGGACAGCATGCACGGCCGAGACCTTTTTCCGAATCACTTCGGAGAAACCCAAGGTCCCGGCCGCACTTCGCGACGGCTTCCGCAAGAGCGTGCGGGAGGCGCTGGGGCGCCGGGGCGCGACCATCCGCGCGGAGCACGCATGCGCTCGGGCCGATACGGACCACGCAGTTCTCGACCTGTCGAGGGCGGCCCGGGGGCAGCACGAGGCTGCCATCCGGAGCCGCTCCGTTTGGGAGAGCTACGCGACCGTACCGCCGACCGATGCCTCGCCACGGAACTCGCTCGCGACCTGCCTGGCCACGAGGTTCCACGCCGAGTCGACGCACGTCGCGACCGTACGTGTGTACGGCCGCACACACGACGTGCGACTCCTCGGCGGAACCCACGTGGTCATGCAGATCGAGTACGAGACTCTCCGAGACCAGGAGAAAAATCTCCTGGGCTGGGGGGGCCTCGCACGAGCGATTCGCGTGGCGCGGCCAACGGCCCACAGCGACGCAGCGCGGATCGCGAACTACCTGGTGGCGAAGAAACTCCACCGCCGGGCAGTCGCGGCCGACGCCGGCCTCGCACGCGCCGTCCTTGGGTTCGGGTTCCCGAGGCTGGGTGGGTTTCCCAGACCTCCGAGACCCGATCCTGTCGAAGGACAGGAACCCTCGGACGAGGAGTGCGCGGCCAGCGTCGCCGAAGTCGCTCGACGCAGCGCGGCACTGTCAGCCGCACGCAGAGCCCTTGGGGGCGCGCGAGTGTGCCGAAACCCGGAATCTTGGTTCCGGGCCTCATTCAGCACTCTCGCGGCCTTGCGGGACTCCTGCGAGCGGCTGGCCCAGCGCGAGTCGACGGAGTGCGATGTCACCGCGGTCTCCGACCCGGTCGGCAAGCTCCGTGGCATCACGCGCCACGACCCGGACTTGGTCCGGGCCGCGCGCGGAGCCACGGCTTGCATGCTCGCCGCCCTACGATCGGTACCACAGTGCGCCGCAATGCTCGCGAACGAGCCCGTCGACCTGCGCTGGCGCGGCGACACGGCCGTGGTCGCCTACAGCGCCGACCTCTCGGCCGCCACAGACCACATCGGAAACGATCTGGCCTACGACGGACTCGAGACGGCGTTGGAGGCCGTGGGCGTGCGAGTGCCGGTGCTCGCGCTCGATGCCCTCCGCGGACGCGAGGAGGGACCCGACGACCCCGCGCCAGTTCCAGTCACCTGTGGAGCCCTCATGGGGCTCGGGCCGGGATGGGTTACCCTATCCCTGCTCAACAGGTTCGCGGCACTGGCAGCGGGGGCTCAACGGGCCTCCTTCGCGGTCTGCGGAGACGACCTCGTCGCGGTGTGGCCACCTGCCGTCGCCGATCGGTACGAGGCCAACCTCGCCGCCCTTGGGCTCGTCGTCAACAAGACGAAGAGCTTTCGGGGCGAAGGGGCTGTCTTCTGCGAACAGTTCGGGCGGCTCACGCGCCGGGAAGGCAGATGGAGGCTCCTTATGGAGGAGCGCGTCTGCCTCGCCGAAGCGTCAGCGGTGGCCACACGAGTCGCGGGGGTCAGCGTCGAGCGCGGGCTCGCCAGCGTCGACCGACTCCGCGCCGTGGCTGGTGGCGCGCGCCGTGCGGCCCGCCCAACCCGTGCCCTCGCTCGCCTCGTCGCCATGCAGCTGTCCTTCCATTCGAAGAAACTGCTGCCCGGTTCACTCGAGGACGGAGGGTCAGGACTGGGCGCCGCCACCGGCGCAACCGTGCGTGCCTTCGCCATGTCCGGATCCGCGCCGATCAACGCTCGCAAGCGAGGAGATCGCGCCCGCCGCATCGCCGAGAACACCAAAGTGTACCTCGACGGGGCGGGCCTACGCGGACCGGGCAGCGGCCCCGCTGGGCCGAAGCTCAGCGAGGCCTTGGCCGACATCGCACAGCGGGTGGTACTGGCCGAGGACCTCTCCCACACTGCCGAGACGGCCCTATCGATGTCCAAGAATCGAAAGGGTCTTACGCTCGAGCAGCAGAGGGAGGCAGGCAGGCTGCGCGCCGAACACGTGGCCCGCGCACGAGCAGCTGGGAAGGTTTCGGGGAAGCAAGCGATCGAATCGCCCGCCGCCCGTGCACGCTTCACAGCAGCAGCTCGTCGCAGGGCCTCGCATCAGTACGCCCTCGGCCGGTACGCCGCCGCCATCGCAACGCTACGCCGCGGAGAACGCTGCGTGGCCGCACAAGCACCAGGGGAACGTCTCGTTCCCTTCCTTCCGGAGAGCAATCTCGTCGTCCAAAGACGACTGGGGCTCTCCAACCCTAGAGGTGTCGCGCGTCCGTAGACG